ATCAGTTTTTGATGTAGAAAGAGATGATTCTTTCCATTCAAGTATTAATGCGATTTATCAAAGTGCTTTTGGAAAAGATGTATATGAAACTACAGAAGAGGATGCTAACATTCCTCTTTCGAGTGCAGGTGAGAAAGATAGGATTTGTAATGATTGTTACCTGAAACAGATTTGGCAGAATGAGACATTGCATACGTATTGTGTGGAGGAAGAGTAATGAATGAACCATTATTTTGTGAGTGCTGTGGAAAGTCCATAGAAGAACTGTGTAAGGAGATTAAAGAGAATGGTGTTCCAGTTGTAGCAGGAAGTAAACAATTAAAATATGGTAAGCATTACATCTTTAAAAATGGTGAACTGTTTACCAGTGATTACCATCTTGACTACTGTAGTGATTGTGGCTCAAAACTCGAATATGAGGATTACAAGTTAATCTACGAGTCACATCCGTGGGGATCAACTACTGCTACTGAAACGTTGATTGGTGGTTACAGATGTCATGCGTGTGGGTTTGAGACAGAGGTGTAAGGAATGAAAGTCGGTGAACTTATCAAAGAATTAGAACAATATTATCCATTTGAAGAAGTAAATGTTGATGTTGATAATCGATTAAAAAGAATTAGAGGTATTAATAAATATTATTACGATGGTTATTACAGATTAGTTATTGAATGTAGTTTTGAGGCAGAGGTGAAATGAAATAATGAAGGTTAAAGAATTAATTGAGAAGTTACAGATGTATGATCAGGAAAGTATTGTAAGAACAGAACATGAAGGCGAATACTGTGGTGCTCATATATTTGACATTATAGTAAGAAATGATGAAGATTTTGGTAAATTTATTTTGATTATTTAATTTTTCTTACACTTTTCTTAACTTTTTCTCACTTTTATACGAAACATTTAAATAGTAGTATTTTAAGATATTATACTATCTATTTTATATTAACTATTTTTCGAGGTATCATACATGAAACAGGGTGTAAAAGTTGGAGACAAGATTGTTTCCAATAAAAATGTAAAGGGTTGTGTGTTTTGTCAGAATCCAGATTTGAGTGCGGCAGTTGACCCAATTCTTTTTACGGCAAGTATTCCCATCAATGAACTGAAAAGTAAACTTGAAGCGGATGGTATTTTTGTTGATGTCGCTGATCTCAAGTTGCATCGTGAGCATATCTTTTTTGAGTATGATGAGAGTGCTGAATCCGATTTAGATATTGAGATTCAGAAGATTAAGGACACGGAAAATGTCGATGTTATTACAGAGGAACTTGCTAAAATTAATCTACTTGAACGTAGAATGGTTTTAGAGGGTAAGGAAAATAGTCCTACTCATGCTAAACTCTTACGTGAGAAGCGTGAACTTCTTTTGCTAAAAGCGCGTCTTGATGGTGAGATTGTTGATAAAGTTGAACACATTGTTCCTGCCTGGGTGCAGTATATTGAAGAAGAGAAATAATGTCAAATATTGTTTATCATGGTAAACATCTTACTCTTTTTAACATTGCAAAATACATGCTTGGTTACGAGAAAATAACTAAAGATGTTCATAAAGAGTGGTGTGATAACCTTGAAGAAGTTATTAAGACTCGCAAACGTATTATGCGGTTAAAACCGCGTGGAACTTACAAGACTACTATCTATGATGTTTCTTTTGTTATTGATCGTCTGCTTGATGATTACGTGAAACATGATGGTAAATTCACCTTACGTATTCTCATTACATCTGCAACCAATGATTTAGCAGAGCAAATTCTTTCTGAAATCAAAGAACAATTAAAGACTAATGAAAATTTGAAACAATTTTTTGCAGATTTCGGCAATGAAAATATTATTGTCAAGGACAATCAGCAGGAAGTGGTTTTATATCCGCGTATTGTTAAGAAAGAACCAAATCTTAAAGCGCGTGGCGCTCTTGCTGCATTAACATCAGAGCATTATGATATAATTATACTCGATGATGTGGTTAATAATGAAGATCGTGAATCTGCAACTATTAGAGAACAAAAGAAACGATGGTATAAAGATTTAATCTCTATTTTGGAGCCTGATGGTCTTTTAATGGTCATAGGCACGAGGTGGAGCGACAGTGAAATTTACGGCGAAATTATCGAGCAAAATCCAAAAATACCTGAATTTATGCGTTATGATATTGAGATTGATTCTATCATTGATGCTACAGGTAAACCAAAGTATCCATCCATCTACAACGAACAAAAGATTCAAGCATTACGTATCGAAAAGGGTGCAGTAGAGTTTTCAAGTCAGTATTTAAATCAACCATTACCATCTGAAACACAGTTATTTAACATTGAAAATATGCATTATTACACTGAACTGAAACTCCCACAGGAACGCGCACAGAATCCCTATTTCAAGGATTGTAGGCATGTTATCTATGTTGATCCGGCACTTGGTAATGAGAATGATTTTTGCGTTATTATAATAGGTGCAATTAAGGATCATGTTCTCTACGTGAGAGATTGTTGGTTGAGTAATACATCACCGCCCAATGTTTCAATTGAAAAAATGGTGTATTATTACAATTTTTATAATTGTGAAGAACTTGGCATTGAAACAAATGGTTTCCAGAGTCTTATTTCACAATTCCTCAAAGATCGTAATGATAAAATCAAAGACATGCGTAAGCGCATGAAGATTAAAGAAATTAAGAATCAGAAGAGAAAGCGGATTCGTATTGAGTCTGTTGAACCGTTTGTTACATCGGGAAAAGTCTTGTTCCGTGATGATTGGACAGAAGCGTATCCTGAGTTAATTAATCAATTAGTACGGTATCCGGTTCACAAACACGATGATGCCCCCGATGCGCTTGAAGGGCTTGTGCGAATGACAATCAATAGAGGTTCAGCATTAATAGACAAAGGAACACGCAGTAAACGTAAATTCATGATTGGAATAAATAGGAGACACTAATATGGATAATGAAAATGCATCAATAGATTTAGAGCAGAAAAAATCTAAAATTGTTAAGGTTTTTGCATCGACTGGAATAGAGCGTAAGGATACTGTATATAAAGCAGGTGCTTACAGGAATTTTGATACAACTAATAGATTCAACTTGTATCGACAACTCTCGCTTACAAGTCCTCATGTGTTCATTCCGCTTCAGAAACTTGCCCTTACACTTGTAAAAGGTATCAGGTTTGAAGGAAAATCATCTGTTGTAAAGAATTTTGAAAAGTGGTCCGATAGAATCAATTTTGAGGAGAAAACACAAACTCTTGCACGATTACTATGTAGGGATGGAACTTACGTAGGACTTTATAATAATGTCAAGAATCCTGACAAAATGGGATTTGAACCCCTCCTTATGTCACAAACCACCATTGTTCCAAATGGAGTAACAAAGGGTAGTGCAGACACTACATTTATTCTTACACCACCTGTTAATCGCTTTTATGTCAATGAAATGGGTAATTTAAATGATTTAGAGGTAGGTTCTTACCGTCCAAATCAGGTAATGTATGGTTCATTCTGTGCGAATGATTACACGTTCAGAGATATTTTAGGTAGAGAAACGTATGGTATCTATGGCACTTCTCTGATTACGCCTATTGAGGATCTTATCTATAAATACTTAGATTTGGTTGAAGGTTACACTAATTACATTAAAAAGTATGGTATTGGACGTTACTTTATTGACTACCGTATTCTTGGTGATATGCTTGCTTCCGGTGATATTTCAATGGTAGAAGCACAGGAAATCATGCAGGAATTGAGCGATGAGCATCAGTATATTGCAGAGAATCAGGATATTATTGGTGCAGGATTTGACATTAAACAGTTAGATTCCGGTGGAAGTAATATCAACGTTACTGGATTCAAAGAATCGCTTGAAACCGATATTCAGGTTGGACTATTGCAGGCTCCTCTTACAATGGGTAGAGCAGAAGGAACTACGTATGCAGCAGGATATGTTTCTGAAGCAGATAGGTTAGTTGTGCTCGAAGGGTTACAGAAGAAGATCATGAGTATTCTGAATGATGAAGGTGGAATTGTCAAACAACGCGCGGTTGCAATGGGTAAGAATCCTGAAGATATTAAAGTAGTCTTTGAAGAGTTGTCAAAACCTGCTGTGCAGCCAGGTGATTTACTTGATGCTTACACGATGAGCGTTGTAAACAAGCCTGAACTAAGGACGGCACTTGGTTTCCCCAAAGAAATGATTGAGAAAGATGAGCGTGATACTGGAGATAACACCATTGAACTTCTGAAGCGTGGAAGAAAGAGTAGAAAACCTACTGATAATGGAATGAAATATCCTAGTGAAGAATAACACATAACAACCTTTTTAATGTTGTTACAGGAAATAAAATAGTGATATACATGGAGTTGAATGTTGTTTATAATGAGGATTGTTTAGAAGGGATGAATCGGATTGAAGATAAGTCAGTTGATATGATTCTTTGCGATCTTCCTTATGGGACTACTCAAAACAAGTGGGATAGTGTTATACCCCTTGATTTATTGTGGGAACAATATAAAAGAATTATAAAAGATAATGGTGCTATTGTTCTTACAGGAAGTCAACCATTTACTTCATTGTTGGGCGCATCCAATATTAAAATGTTAAAATATTCATGGGTTTGGAAAAAAACATCAGTAACAGGTCATTTGAATGCAAAAAGAATGCCTATGAAAAATCATGAAGAAATATTAGTATTTTATCAAAAACAACCAACATATAATCCACAAAATGTAATTGATTTTAATAAGGTTGTTAAACGTGGTAATAACGGTAATTGTTATGGAGACAGTGGTAAGGTTAATTTTCAAGAAAAAACTAATTATCCACGTTCAATTTTAGAATTTAAAAGTGTTGGTAAAACTATTCATCCAACCCAAAAACCTGTTGATCTCTTTGAATACTTAATCAAAACTTATACAAATGAAGGTGATACTGTTTTAGATAATTGTATGGGTAGTGGTACTACTGCAATCGCTTGTATGAACACGAATAGGAATTACATTGGATTTGAATTAGATAAAGGGTATTATGATATTATTCTTGAAAGGATTAAGAATCATAAACCTGATGTAATTCAAGAGAGTAAACAAGGATTAGAAACATGGTTTTAAGTTATTACAACGAAAGAAAGGTAATTCAGCAAGAAACTCGTATGAGTAGAACCCTGAATACCTTTTTTACTCGTTCTATTACAAGTATTCCAAACAAATATCAAATCAATGATGCACTTGAACGTGCATTGATTACAGAGTTGAACCGTCCTGTTTCGCGTGTTAAAGTTTCTAATCATGTTTATGATGTTCTTACACTTGGTATAACAGAGGTAGAGAAGAGTGATTATCAAGTGTATGCAGCAGAAGATGTAGTTGATGAGTATCGTGATATCGCATTGATAGAATATCTTATTGCTGTGCTCTTTTGGTCAAGTGGAAAGAATATCATGCGCGATGTTTCTAATCGTTTCTATGCTACTTACACGGTAGATGAAATTGCTAAAATGACAGTGCATCAGGTTCAACAGCGTTTGTTAAATGTTTACAATGATTCATTTGCACATCGCACAGGAATTGTTGCAAGGACACTTGTTAATGATATTTACAATTATGCAACAACGCAGACATATATTGATAATGGGATAAATTATTTTCAGTTCCAGGCAGTAATTGATCATAGAACATCAGATATATGTCGCATGTTACACGGTTCTATTTTTCCTGCAAGTGTAGCACAATACTATCGTCCACCACTTCATTACAGGTGCAGGTCACGATTAATCGCACTTCAGGGGAACACAGTAAGGAATACAGGCATGATGTATGATAATCGTAATTTCTCTACCCTTTATGATGAAAACATGCGTTCTTACACTAGTAGCGCAATCACACCCACTGTTATTAATCAGGAATTACAGAGAATGAATACATTTAGGCAACAGTGGGTTTTGCCTGATGAATTATTATTTGAAGATTATTCTTACGTAAGAGGAATTTAAAATGGATTATGAAATACCGTTAGAAGATGAAGTTGGATACCTTAATGATGAAGAATTGGTGCAACGAATCAATGAACTGTGCCTTGATGTTTATGGTGAAGAATATTTTGAAATCTTTGGATTTGAAGAATATACGCGAGAACAGCGCATATATCAGATGAAATATTTACAGCGTAAGAGTGATATTCTAGTCAAAGATTTATCAAGTAATCGTGAAGGATATAACTTCCTTGATTTGTGGCGTGAGTATTGGAATACGCGCGTTGTGCTCAATGCAGATGCATGTGACATCTATGGGTTTGTAGCACTCTCACAACTCTTTAATCATGTGCGCGTTGAACGTGGCGTAAAAGATGATTTGCGCCTTCATGCGTGTGTTATAATGCCTTCCGGTATGGCAAAGAGTGAATTTAATGATATACTTGCTGAATTTACAGATATAGCGGATAAAACATACTATTCTGTAGGTGAATTTAAAATTAATAAATTGATTGGAGAAATCAATAAGAAGATTGTTTCCAATAATATGCGTATCAATGCATTTAGTAAGAAAGATAGAGGTTGGGTTGATCCGATTGAACCCGGTGTGCTTGCGTCCTTTGATTTTGTGGTGTTTGATGAGGGTGAAGCGGTCCTTGACCATAAGAAGATTCGCATTCAGGCTATACTTGATAAGACCATGAATCGTATCGGTTCAAAGGGTAATATGATTACTTCTACAGATAACCGCATTCACTCGAATCCTGCCTGTTCTATCGTGATTACAAGTTATCATCTTGATACGTATACTCATCTGTTCAAGAAAGGATTATTCCCGCGCATGATTGTCTATGTACAGCCGGAAGATCCTATCAAACGCACAAAGACTTCAGAGTATATTGTAAGTGCTATTCCTTCCTTTGTAGATGATATTTCTGAGGCAGAAAAGAAGCGTAAGGACAAAAAGAGGTTACAAGATAAACTGCGTAAGAAACTGAAGGAAGAAGTAGAAAACTTACAAAATATGCATAAGGATACAGAAACTATCTATATGCGCGCGGGTGTGGATGAGATCATCAATGAATACATCGTAGAGTTACGTAACATAGTTCCAGGGTTGAATCCTGAACAAATTGAAGCGTGGGAATCAATGGTGTCGCGTGTATCAATTAATTTCATTAAAGTGGCTGCACTCTTCGCTATGATGAACTATCGTAATTATATTGATAGAGAGGATGCACACAATGCCGCACGTTTATTGTTCCCTGCCATGCGTTCAGTAGCGTTCTATATCATTTCTAACAACACAGGACGCAACGAGAAGTTAAACAGGCTTGTTATGCGCTTACGTCGGGAATATATCGGTATGCGCTACACAAAAGAAGAATGGCAAAAAGTGTTCTTCAAGAATTTTGGTGCTGGAGAAGGTTCTTCTGAAAAACTCATTGCATTACTCATAGAAAGTGGAAAGATGCGTGTATTAAAGAATAAGGAAGAAGATACTACCGTATACATGTTATCTTAAATCAAATCTTTTTTATAGTTGAACTCACCAATAACATATTGGTGCTTAGATTGGCATTGAAAAGTAAGAAAGACAAGTCCACCGATGTGGATGAGAGCATTGTAGCAAGAATCAATGAGATTGCAGAAAGAGCCGGTGAACGTCCCGATGTTATTATGGCAGAGTATAAGAAACGCTTTGCTGAATACATGAAGCGGGATGGTATTACCGCGTCTAAGGCAAGTATTGTTACCATTAAATCGATTGTTGGTTCCTACAACGCTGCATTACGTTCTAATATGTCACCGATTAAGGGTTTCTTCTTTGGTTACACTCGACCACGTAATGTCACAGAGAAGGCAAACAAAGACGCTGAAGAGCAGATTACAATGTATCAGAAGATGTTTGGTGATGAGTGGAAGGAAAACGCTATCACCGATGGTCTGATTGATGTAGATGGTAATCTGCTTTACACTAAGAAGAATACTACTACATTTCAGTCTTTCTTGATTGGTAAGAAAATTCCAAAGGTTCAGATGGAGAATAGAGCATTTGGATTCTTTGAAATGCCTAATTCTGGTGAGGTTAAACCGGGAATTGTGTATGTAAAAGACCCTGCAAACTTTGTTCCTGAATTTGGCAAGGTCTATATGTTCAAGGGAACGTGCAAGGATGAGAATAAAGACATCGTAAACATCTCTACTGGTATTAACACATCTAAACTTGTTGAACTTGATGATGACTTTGATTACGATGAATTTGTTACACTTGTAGAGGATTCACTTGGTGATAATTGTGCTGCTTTTGAAGATGTATATGACGTTGCGAATCAGGTAGTAAATGGAGAGTATAAGGAGCAGAAGTTCTTACTTGCAGAGGTAATCATTTCCAAGATTAGTATCTTTGATACTTTCGCATATGTTGAAGTGACGCCTCTTGATGATGGATTTGAGGGCAATGTTACACTTTCTTGTGAATTGAATACAGTTGCAGGTCTTTGTGAGCAGGCAGTAGGCATTATTTGTTTCAAGCCTTACTTCAATAAGAAGGGTGAAGCAAGTGGTAATCTGTTTGGTTTCGTCACCGATCCTAAATTCTCTCGCCCTGAAGATTCGTATGAGATTGCAGAGGATGTAGAGACTGTTGATGCACCTGTTGAGGATGACGATTTCCTCTAATCTTTTTAGGTGATTATTATGGATTATATTACAGCGTTAAAGACTATTGGCGCTTTTGCGTTTATTGCAGTATGCATTGCACTCCTTTTCATATGGTTTGCTGCATTTTGCTATATTGCGTATGTGATGGTGGGTATGATTGGTATTACAGGAATTTGGCAGACTGTTTGTGGAATTGTTCTTGGTCTGTTTGTTGCATCCCTACCTTCCGTGTTTGCTCGTAAGTAAGAGGAATGATTATGGCACTTGGTAAAAGGTCTTTAGATAAAGCAGTAGAAGAGATACAGCAGAAGGAAGATCCTACTGCATCATTCTCCTATGATGATGCAATTCTTTCTCTTCAGAGTAAAGACATTATTTCGATTTATGGAGACAAAGGCACAGGTAAGACAACTACTACTTACGGTTTAATCGCTCCAGGTTCAAGTGTAAAAGTTTTATCGTTTGATACTAACAGTGTCTTACCAATGGAACTTGATTATATCAAGAATCAGAATCTTAATATTGAAGTGCTTAATTCTCTTCGACCATATGATCGTTCAACGGCAGAAGATATGTTACGCACTTCGGAAATTGTTTGTAAATGGAATGCATATTTACTTGATTATATTAAAGATAAAGATGAAAAAAATAATACTGAAACCGATTGGATTGTTGTAGATGGTATCGAACAGTATACAGAGATTTGTGAGAATGCGGGACGTTTTGAGTTAAAAATAGATAAGTATCAGGGTGTTCCCAATCCTACAGTTTGGAAGATTCGTAACATGCATATTGATAACCTACATGATAAGTGTGTTGCAACTGCAAAGGTTGGCGTTATCTACATTATGTATCCCAAGACTGATACATCACTTGTAAGAATGGGTCAGGTTATTGAATCTGAACGGACACCAAAATGGGTTAGTAAAGTAATGAAAGAGTCTCAAATAAAGATTCATACAACGAGTGAATTTGTTAAAGAAAATGCTCGTTACTTTGCAATTGTTGAATCGAGTAAGAAGGAGAAGAAGTATCCTCCAGGTAAGTATGATGTTACCGGGACAACTCTGTATAAACTAATTAATGGAAAGGAGTGATTATAATGCATGTTTCTGTTAATACCCTGAAGAATTTTATCAACGTGCTTGGAATTGCGATGAATGGTGATATGGTTATTACACGTAAGCCCAATGAAAATATCATTGCGAGTGTAACCAACACTGAGAAGCGAGTAATGATTACTGCCTTTATTGCAAATGGTAAGCAGGTTGAATATGATGTTGACGAGTCTGTTGAGATGTGCATCAATGAACTTGACTTCAGGAAGCGGTATCTTGCAAACTTCGATGAAGAGTATGTTGGTGTTGTTACAACTGACGATTTGATTGTTCTATCTGACGATAAACTAACGGTTAATGTTCCACAGATTGATTACGAGTATGCCTCACGGAGTATTCCGGGTAAGAGTATCGAGGACATTAAATCATCTATTCCTCCGCGTGAAATTGTTATTGCGTTTGATGCAGACGACATCCAGAAGTTTATCAAGGTTGCAAAGAATCTTAATGAAACCATTGTGCGATTTACTATTCCTGTAGAGGGAGAATATATCAATCTAAGCACTGATAAGCGTTCTAAACTCGAAGTTCATGCGGATATTGATAACAAGTATGGTGAGGAGTTTACTGTTGAATTTGATATCAATGCCCTTGAAGATTCGTTTGCAGAGGCACAGTTAGATATTACGATGGGTTTTGTCACTGAACAGACAAAGGATCAGTATGGTAATGATGTTCTCTACCCTGTTACGTTTGATTACATTACGGGTAAGAACACGGAAATTAATGTTTCTGGTTTACTTATTCCTCACAAAGTTACGTGGTGATGTGAATGATTACCAACAAACTTTTTGTGGAGAAATATCGCCCACAAACGTTTGAGGATTACATTGGTAATGATACCACTGTAATTGCTGGATTACGCAAAGTTGTAAGGGAGAATCCATTTTCTCTTCCTAATTTGATTTTTGAATCGTCGGCGGGAACAGGTAAGACTACACTTGCCAAAATCATTATCAATGAACTTGGTGCTGACAAACTGTATCTAAATGCATCAGATGAGCGTGGTATTGATACGGTGCGTGAAAAGGTTAAAGCATTTGCTTCTACTGTATCATTCAAGTCTGATGTGCCTAAGATTGTGCATCTCGATGAAGCAGATGGTTTAACCGCTGATGCACAGAATATTCTCCGTAACATTATGGAAGAGTATTCTTCTCGTTGTCGATTCATCCTTACGTGTAATGTAATTTCAAAGATTATTGAACCACTCCGTTCTAGGTGTAAGGTTGTATCTTTTGGTAAACCTGCACGTAATGAGATTCTTACACGATTAAGACACATCTGCACCGAAGAGGACATTACCATTGACGATATAAGTCTCAATGAGATTATTGATGTCAATTACCCTGATATTCGCTCGATGGTGAAGTCTCTTGATATTTACAAGAATCTTGGTGAATTAGACACTAAGAAGAATATCAATGTTGCAGATGAACTTTACACGTTAATCAAGGGTAGGAAAATCACTGAAGCACGTAAACTGTGGAATAGTAACACGGTTGATTACCGGAGCATTACATTCCAAATCTACCTGAAAGTGTGGAATGATGATTCTCTTTCTGCCTCTGACAAGATTTCTGCTATTGAAATTGTAGCAGAATCAGATTACAGAATGGTTTATGGTGCTAATGCAGAGATTACCTTTGCAAACACGGCCTTTAAACTCATGCGTATTCTTGGTAAGAGAGGTGCGTAATGGATAACAAATCAACCATTAAACTCATCAAGAAACATGGTAAGAGTTATAGTGGTAAAACCAATCTTATTAATTTTCTCGAAGGTAAACATATCACACGCAAGGAAGCGATAAGTGCTTATTGTTACGATTGTCAAGGATATTGCGAAGATGGTAGAGTAGAGTGTGAGCAGTTACAGTGTCCTTTGTATTCTTACAGTCAGTTCAACAAATACAACATTAATAAGAGTGATAAAGAATGATTCTGGTAGACTATCAGATTAAACAGTGTATTGACTATGGAAACCTGATTATTACACCATTTGATGAAGAGAGTATAAACCCCAATTCATATGACTTACACCTCTCAAATCAGTTTAAATATTACATTAACAACGGGCAGATGATTGATCCATATGATAGGAATACAATCATTTACGGACATGAAGTAGTTGAAGCAGATACCTTTACAATTCAACCTGGAATGTTTGTGCTTGCTGTTTCACAAGAGACTATTACCTTACCTAAGAACATTGCAGCAGCATGTGAAGGGAAATCATCTCTTGCTCGCCTAGGTCTTACCATTCATCAAACTGGAGGATGGATTGATGCAGGTTTCGGTGGAACTCTTACGTTTGAACTCTACAATGTTAACAATCGTCCTATTCGCCTTTACAGTGGTATGCCAATTGCACAGTTAGTATTCTTCGAGGGTGAAACGTGTAGGGTAGGATATAATGAGAAATCATCTTCCAAATACAAGAATCAGACAGGTGCAACTCTTTCACGGTATCATTTGACTAAGGTGTAATAAGAATGAAACTTCTTTTTAATTACTCTGACTTTCACAAGTTCCCTCTCGATGCATGTTTCTCTACCTTACGCTTACTCCTCAATGACAATTTCAATGGTGTCTACAAAGATGAGAATGGTAAACTCATTGCAGTCTTTGATTACAATGAAACAGAACGTGAGCAACGTATCATCCGTTCTGCATCAACATTTCTAGAGAATTATGGTTACGATTTAAAGCATCATACAGAGATTGTTGAAACGGTAGAGAACCTTGAATTTGTCACTAAAACGTGCGGTGTAGACTATGAGTAAGAAATCCATTTTACTTATTGATGTAGATAGTCAGATACCCAATTTAGCGTTGATGAAATTATATTCCTATTTTAATACTAGAGGGTATCATATTGATTTTAAGAAGTTAAATCGTTCCTATTTTAGTAGGCATAATGAGAAAAATATCATTGATGCTTCTGATTACGAAAAAGTATTTGTTTCGGTTATTTTTAGTAATAACAAGAACATTGTAAAGGTAGAGAATTGTGATGATGTAGTTTACGGTGGTGTTGGTTATGATTACACTATTAAACTCCCTGAAGAAATTGATTGTCAAAAGGAAGATTATTTAATTTATCCTGATAGTAAATACTCATATGGATTCATTACAAGAGGTTGCATAAGGAATTGTGATTTTTGCATTGTTCCGAAATCTGAAGGCAGAATTTACAGATATAGAAATGTTGATGATATTATTCAACATAAACAAGTTAAATTCCTCGACAATAACATACTTGCCTACAAGGATCATGAGAGTATTTTACAAGAACTTATCGATAAGAAAATCAAGTGTCAATTTAATCAGGGTTTAGACATTCGTTTAATCAATGATCACAATGCATTATTATTAAGTAAACTGAATTACATTGGTGAATATATTTTTGCCTTTGATGATGTTAAAAATAAGAGTATAATTGAGAAAAAATTGGCGATTGTAAAGAAGTATATTACAAGTGATTGGAGAATCAAGTTCTACATCTACTGTTACCCTTCAATGGATATTAAAAATGATGTGGTTTACAGAGTTGAATGGTGTAGAGAAAATAAGGTGTTGCCTTACTTAATGCGAAATAGATCATGTTGGGACTCTGATTATAAAGGATTTTATAATGATCTGTGTGCATGGTGTAATCAACCTCATTTGTTTAAGAAAATGACATTTGAAGAGTTTATGCAAAAGAGAACAAAAAATGTAAATCGTATTGAAACAAACATAAAATTGTATAATGGTATAGCCGTTGAAAAAGAAGTAAAATGGTGGTGATTTAAATGCCGTTCAATTTAATGAAGCGTATCATCAGTAAGGAGAAAATATATCCTGCATATCTTATAGGGAAGGAATACATGCTTCTCCGTATCTTTTCACAGGATGTAATGTATTTGGAGGAAGCGGATAAACTTAATCAATATTTATTCAAGATCAATCCATCTATCTTCCGTGGATTACTTCTCCTACACGTTCAACAATTGAATCATATGCCTACCTGGATTCGTAAGGATAAGGTGAAGAAGGACAAGTTGGATACACTACTTGATGATTATTACGAGAAAACATCAAGTGCGCTTGATATGAGTAAGAAAGAGTTTGATGAGTATTCACCTCTTATTAAGATGCATATCAGTGACAAAGATAACATGAAAACATTCCTTGCAGAAATGCAAGCAGATGAACAAATGTTTAAGAAACAGAAGGTTGCACTCGTAATGCCTGATAAAACACGCATTGAACAATCGAAGAAGTCACATCAATGCAATTCACTTGATTACTTCTTTTAACTCTTTTTTTCATTTCAGTAAGTTTATAACCATACAAACTATAATCATTACACATGATTATAACCGAATCGATAGGGGATTCTATTATCATTCGTGGTCGAGATGAACACGGTGAGCGTTATGAGCAACGTATCAATCGCTTTCAACCCCATTTTTACATTCCACGGCAGAATATTGTAGGAGAAACCTACTATTCTCTGTTTGGAGAGACTTTAGAACGAATTACATGCGTTAATCAAAAGGACTTCAAATCATCGAGAAAACTGCATGAAATAACGTATGAAGGTGATGTGCCCCCTACTATTAGATACCTGATTGATAATTACTACCAGAAAGGTATTGAAAGTGAGGTGATTAGGGTATGTTTTTTTGATATTGAGACGGATGGAATACCCAATATCACGAAGGCAGACACTATGATTACTTCCATTGCTGCCTATGACAATTTCCGTAATCTCTACTATTGCTTTACGGTTGCACCTGATGGAGTAGTCAGTAAGGACAAATACACTCGTAAGATTCATTTTGATGGAAATGAAGTTGAAGCGCGTGTATTTATGTTTGCTACTGAAAAGGAAATGCTTAATAAATTTCTTGCATTGGTGCAACAACTTGATTTTGATCTCTTCCTTGCATGGAATGGTGATAGATTTGATTATCCTTACCTATTTAACCGCATGAAAGCGTTGAAAATTAATCCACGTTTGTTGTCTCCCATTAAACAGATGGGAAAAGGGTATGGTGACATTGTAGACAAACCGCGCTGTAGGATTTGGTTAGACTTAATGGTGTGCTACAAGAAACTGTCTACACAAGAAATGGAATCATACTCCCTGGATTATATATCACGTTATGAATTGGGTGCAGGTAAAATTGAACATCAAGAGAAGTTTGAGGACTTTTGGCGCAATAATCTTGACAAGTTCATCGAGTATAATATCAAAGATGTCTACCTCATGGTGAAGATCGAAGAGTCAAAGGGCATTGTCAAATACTTTGATACTATTCGTCGCTTTACTTTTTGCAGTTGGTATGATGTATTCTACAATAGTAAGGTGCTTGATTGTTTCTTTTTACTCAAGGCTAAGGAGTATGGCATTGTCCTACCTACTACCCGTAAGCAGAAGGATTACACAAAGATTACAGGTGCTATTGTCATTACACCAACCGTAGGAGTCCATCAGAATGTAGCAGTAGGTGATGTGCGCTCTTTGTATCCTACAGCGATTCTTACGTGCAACATGTCACCGGAAACGATTGTTACCGATGTAACAAAATGTAACAACTATGTTACCGTTGATGATGTTTACTTTAGTTTAGACAAGCGCGGTTTCATTCCGCGTGTTGTTGAGGATCTATGGAACTTGCGACAGGAGTTTAAAAAGAAGCGTGACACATTTGAACTTGGTTCTCATGATTACGAGATGTGGGATACTATTCAGACTGTTTGTAAGTTCCTACTCAATTCAGTGTATGGAGTGATGCTTGCACCACATTTCAGGTTGTTTACGCGAGATATTGGTAAGTCTATTACTTACTTTGGTAGGAGAACTAATCTGTGGATGCAGGAAAAGGTAAAGGAAAGAGAACATGAGATTGTGGGCGGGGACACCGACGCTATTCTGTTTAAATTGAAAAAGGAGGATGCTAAGGACGTAATTGATGAGGGCATTGAAATAATCGATTACATTAATAACTCACTTGATTACTTTTGTGAATCGGAATTTGGTGATTCAACCTATAACAAAATGTTCATTGAATTTGAAAAGATTTACAGTAATGTATTCTTTGTAGGCGATGAATATGACAATGCGGTAAAGAAGCGTTATGCCGGTCTAATTGTCTATAAGGATGGTGCTGATATAACCGACCATCCCAAACTTGAGATCAAAGGATTTGAAGCAAAGCGTAGTGATACACCTACTGTAATCAGAGAGTTGCAGAGTAATGTGTTTCGGATGATTCTTACCGGAAAGGGTAAGGAAGAGATATTTCCATTGGTGAAAGAAGTAAGGGACAAGATCATTGCAGGTGATTATTCTCCTTACGAAATAGGTATTCCAAAGGGTGTATCGAAGGAATTTCACGAATACACTTCAAACATGCCTATTCATATCCACGGTGCAATCTATTACAACAAATATTGCAACGGGAACATCAAAATGGAGAAGATGAAATATATCTATGTTAAAGATGTTCCACCAGGACTGCCTAAGACACATGCAATATCATTCACCGATGAACAACCAATACCTGAAGGATTCACTATTGATTATGCGCGCATGGAAGAGAAGTTGATACGTGAGAAGTTTAATTATATATTCTTGAGTATGGGATGGAATATACACGAATTAGACGGAATAGAACGTTTCTGGTAGAGGAATATAAAATCTCTTCAATTCTTTGAGTAAAACATGCATTTCTGACACCTATCTTTTTCAAAGGTATAAATACCCGTCCAAAGAAAGATAGGGTCTGGAAACATACGAAAACGATATGATTCCGGTATGATTTTTTGATTGTAGAGGCACATTGTTATCGTGTAAAGTAACTATTCTTTTTTCTGTTCAAAACATAAGACATAAATAATCAAACTGAAAACTAATTATGCAGGTGAAGTTTTGATCTGTCTTGATATTTATGATGAGGAGAATGAAATCTACACTCCTTACAATTTCCCCGATTTCTGTGGATTTGAGTGTCGTTACAACGAATTGACAGAAAGGTATGATGTTAATGGATTATCATCATCAACATTACTCATTGCATCATTTGAGGATGAAGAACTTGCTGTTGCTGTTACACGTTCTCTCCTTACACTTAAATCAATGGCAGAAGTAAATCCACAACCAGAAGCACGATTCATTGATGTGGATATGATCATTGAAGAATTGGAGAATATGGAAGAAGAAGAGGAAGAAGTTTTGATTACTGATGAACAAGTCAAAGAAAGAACTATTGGTAATATAATAGATCAAAATTATTCTTACATTGTTTGTATTCTTATTGGTTTTATGATTGGATTTATTATTGTATGTGTGGTGAATTAATGAAGAAATTAGTCATTGCAATAGATTTCGACGGAACTATTGTAACAAACAAGTATCCTGACATTGGTTATCTGAAGCGTAATGCAAAAGAGGTAATCAATGAACTATATGATGAGGGACATGATATTATCATCAATTCATGTCGTCAGGGTAAAGAAGAACGTGAAATGGTTGAATTTCTCATTGTTAATGAAATCAAGTTCAATGCTGTCAATGAGAACCTTTGTTACCGTATTGAGGAATATGGTAATGATTGTAGAAAGATTGGTGCAGATGTCTACATTGATGATAAGGAATACTCACACAGGGTTATTTGTTGGAATGATATTCGCTACCATGTAATGCGTAAGGCAAACCGTAATCCTACTATTATTTGTATTGTGGGCGAGTCAGGAAGTGGTAAGACAACCATTGCAGAGTATATTGAGCGTGAGCATGGTATCAAGATGATGGAGTCCTACACGGATCGTCCTATACGTTATCCAGGTGAGACAGGACATACTTTTGTAACCAAAGAAGAGTTTGATACCTTCTCACGCGATGATATGATTGCTTACACTGAATTTGGTGGGTATCGTTACTGTTGCTTGAAGAAGGATGTGCTGGATTATAACACATATGTAATTGATGAGCGTGGATTGATTTACCTCATGCAAAATTTTGGTGAAGTGTATGACATCAAGTGCATTCGTGTCTACGCTGATTTGTCTACCAGAATTAAACGTGTAGGAAAAGAGCGCGTAGAGAGAGATAAGGGTATGTTTACGATACACAGAGACAGTGAATTGTTTACGTGTAGATTAAACAACAATATATCGTTTGATTATATGCAGAGTGAGATTGACTTTTACTTGAAACAGATGTTGGTGTAAAAATGAAACTGATTCATACGTATTGCATTGGACGCGCACATGAACTTATTGTAAAGGAAATATACAATAAAGGTTACGAGCGTATTACAACGAAAGGGGAAAAGACACTTGAAATTGATGGTTCTTGCATTGTAATTGATAATCCACTCACGGAACCAATGATTAGTGAACGAGCACCTTTTGGTAAACTATTTGCAGAACAGTATGCAAAACAGATTCTACATGGAACTAAGGCAGATTTTGATTATACTTATCATGATTTGATGTTTAATTATATGTATGGCGATGAGGATTGTTATGATTTTGTTTATAGCCATTTCAATCAGGTTGCCTACGTAATCAATGAACTTAGAGATCATCCTACTTCCCGTCAAGCGGTTATGTCTCTGTGGAATCCACCTCTACACTTTGATATGGAGAATTGTCCCTGTTTAAATCATGTGCAATGTGTAATCATAGATGGAAAGTTGTGCATGAATGTAACCTTCCGTAGCAACGATATGTGCGCTGCCTTCGGTCAAAATGCGTTTGGACTTGTTCATTTGCAAAAATACATTGCAGATTCGCTTGGATTACCCGTAGGACGATACCAACACGTAAGTCTAATTCCACACATTTATATAACACGAGATAAAAATGATATTGAAAGATTTGTAGGAGTTGATTAAAATGGTTAAAACACAGAAACAAAGTCAGAATCAGAATGAACAGTATGTTAAGGCAACATTCTCCCATTTTCTGAATGGTAATGTAACATTTGTAATTCGAGATGAAACAGGACAGATTCTTGCAATGGCAATGGATGAACCCGTAATCAAGAATGTACAGACTAAGATTATTGAAAAGACGGGTAAATATTATGAGTATGAGAAAGTGGTAATGAAACTTGAGAAGGTTGAGTAATATGAGTGATATTGTTAATGAAGTTCTTGCTGCTCGTTATTTCCGTGAAGGTGAATCGTCCTGGGAAGATGTCTGTAGAAGGGTTGCAGACTATGTAGGAAATACGGACGATGAGAGGGAGATTTACTATGATATGATGGTGAATAAAGATTTTGTGCCTAATTCGCCTGCTTTGATGAATGCGGGAACAGACACCTCAATGATGAGTGCTTGTATAAGTCTTGGGATAGATGATGATATGCGTGATATTCTCAAGACATTTACAAATGCAATGATCTCAATGAAGTATGGAGCAGGCATTGGTATTGATTTCTCCAATCTTAGACCAAAGGATGATTATATTCATTCTACTGGTGGAACTTCATCTGGTGTAGTTTCATTCATGGAAATGTTCAATCAGGGTGTTGAAACGTGCAAAAGCGGTGGTTGTGTTGCACATGATACTTTAATTCAGACATCAAAAGGTATCAAAAAAATTGGTAGTCTTATTGATTGTCCACCATTTGCTGATACAGAAATAAATGAAATGGTTTTATCTAAGGATGGGTTTGATACCGCTTACTTATCACAAGATAACGGTGAAAGTGATGTTATTGAACTTAAAACCGAATTTGGTTATAGTGTTAAGGCAACAGACAATCATATGATTAGAGTTGTCAATCAAGATGGCAAATTTGATTGGAAATGTATTTCTGATATTAAGATTGATGATTGGGTTGTTATTAAAAAGGGCGAGAATATTGTTAATGAATATGTTAAATTGGATAAGATACCCAAATCCGAGTATCATTTTAATGTCAAAACGGATATTAATTTACCTGATTATTTAGATGAAGAATTTGCTGAATTATTAGGATTTTATATTGCAGATGGCTGTATATCTAAAAAAGTATTTGCAATGTGTATTAATGACGATGATGTTGAAATCATTGAAAGATTTAAAGAAATGTGTGTAAAATATAATTTACATTATACTGCATCTAAAAAAGAAAATGATAATAGCACAAATTATCATATTGCAAGTAAATACTTTACAGATTTTATTAGATATAATAAGATGAAAAAATCATCATCATTAAAAGCCTGTATTCCAAAAAAGATATTTGAATCACCAAAAACAGTAGTTTACAGTTATATTCGTGGTATGTTTAATTGTGATGGTCATATTGCATATAAATCGTATCCTTCATATTCAACAATTTCAGAACAATTAATTAATGAATTGCAATATTTGTTACTTTCTGTTGGTATTATTTCACGTAAATCTTGTATAACTCAAAGAGAAAATAGTCTTGGTAAAAATCCATTATATACATTACTGATCACCGATAAAAACAGCATTGAATTATTTAATAAAAATATTGGATTTTTTGTTGAACGAAAAAAAGCAATTCATGAGCCATATAACACTTCAACAAAAATACCTTTCATTGGTAATCTGATCAAGGAATATTATTGTGATGAACAAAAAAAGAATTATCCTAAGATCAACAAAGAAATTAGAAGATATATGCGTGGTGATAGGAATCCATCATTATATAGAGTTTTAGATTTGATTGAAAGAAGTGAACTTGTTGATAAATCTATTCTTAAAGAAGATTTATTAAACGATGATTATTACTTCACCAAAGTAGTAGAATTAAACAGAACAAAATGTTACACTGTAGACATTGAAACAATGTCACATGAATATTCAGCAAATGGAATATTGGTGCATAATAAGCGAAGGGGAGCGGCGCTTGCTTCTTTAAGTGTAAGTCATCCAGATATTGAAAATTTCATTACTTCCAAACTGGAAGAGGGTAAACTTTCTAATATGAATATTTCGGTAAGAATTACTGATAATTTCATGCAAGCGGTTGAAGAAGATAAAGATTGGGAACTTGTATTTGATGGTAAAGTTTACAGAACAATCAAGGCAAGAGATTTATTCAAGAAAATTGTTTATGGAGCCCATCGATTCGGGGAACCTGGAGTATTATTTGTTGATGAGATTACAAGAAAAGAACCATATAAAGGCACAGAATTTAAAATAGGCCAAAATGCGTGCTCAGAATCGAATCTCCTTACTTGTAATGGTGGTGGTGAAAGTTGCATTCTTGGTAGTATTAATCTAAGTAACTTTTATGATAAGCAGATTTCCAATGTTTCAAATATTACAAGACATGCTACTCATTTCCTCAATAACGTTACTGATAAGAATTTCTACCCTGTTGAAGAAGTAGAATACATGACAAAGGAGTTTAGACGTATTGGTATTGGAGTAATGGGCTGGCATGATCTATTGATTAAGTCTAATATTCCTTACGATTCGCCTGAAGCAGTAAAGACAGCAGAAGAATATATGGAATTAATCAATAATACCTCAATTCATGAATCACAGGTAATGGCAGATAAATTATCAAGGGTATTCCCAAGATTTGATGAATGTGATATAGACATTAAGCGTTATAATTGTGCTACAACGATCATTGCCCCTACTGGAACTATCAGCCTACTCGCAGGGTGTTCATCGGGCATTGAACCTATCTTTAGTCTTGTGCATAAGCGTTATACCTGGGCCGATGGTGAAAAGGTAGGATACTTACAGGTTCATCCAATCTTTGAAGAGAAACTTGATGAATACCTTGAATCCCGTTACAGTGCTTACGATTGGGACAGGATGAAGAAATCAGTTCTTGAACATGCTTACGCAAAGGGAACTATTCAAGATATTGCATGGTTACCAAAGGATTTCCGTGAATTGTTTAAGACTTCATTAGACATCTCACCAAAGGCACATATTGACATGCAGGCGGCGTTTCAGAAGTATACGGGCAATAACATCTCCAAGACTATTAACCTACCTAATAACACCACTGAAGAGGAAGTTTGGGATATTTACTTCTATGGATGGAAGAAGCATCTCAAGGGAATGACCGTATATCGTAGTGGAAGTAGAGACATTGAAGTGCTTGAACTCAAGAAAGATTCTACACCTACAACAACACTCCCCGATGGTAGAATCCTACCTAAACGTCCATCTGATCTTCCCGCTACAAATAGTAAGAGACGTTCAGGTTGTGGTAAACTTATCATTTCCGTTGCAGAAAAAGATGGTAATCCTTACGAGTGTATCATTAGTAATAAAGGTGGTTGCACCGCTATGAATGATGCATTGGGACAGATGATTTCTCTTTCAATGCGTTGGAATGTTCCTACCTGGGATATAATCAAGACTTTGCGTAATGTTACTTGTCCTGTCGCTTACAAGAAATTCTCTGAAGGTAATTGTGATGGAAAATCATGCTCGGATGTTATCGGTCGAGTAATTGAAAGTCTGATTCCTGATAAAGAGTCAGAACCAATTTCTATTCCATGTAAGGTGAAAGTAACCACGGAAGATAACATCTGTCCTGAATGTGGTGAACATTTGAGTATGGTTGAAGGATGTAAAACTTGTGCGTGTGGATATAGTAGGTGCGGATAATGTTAGAACTAAATGAAAATGAACTTGCACAACTCAATCAGTTTATCGCTCGACATGAGCGTTGTTTTGATGATAATAAGTATGAATTATCAGTTCACTTACATATTATTGGAACAGGAATTGGATTTGTTTATAAAGCGGAATGTGAATATTGTGGTGAATGTATCAATTTAACAGATTATGGATGTTGGTAAGGTGCATTTCATTCTTACCCTTAAATCAATTTTAAAACGCATATCATTGAGAAAAACATATTCAGATTACTGTATTACTTCGGAGTTGGATTAAATGTCAATTGCACATTATTACTACATGGAAACTATGCAAAAAGAACGATGGATTACCGTTGAATCTTTTGAATCGGTTATGAAAGTAGCATTCTTTGATTTTGTCAATGGTAAAAATATTCCACGTAAGATTGAGTATGAGAACAAGATTTACAAGTTTGTCGATATGTGTAACTATTGGGCAAAGCGTGGATGGTTACAGGCTTGGATAAATGGTAAGGAGGTTAGGGTTTGAAGTTCAGAATGAGTAAGAGTAAGATGTATCTTTACCGAAAATGTCCGCGAAAGTTCTATATTGAAACTTACACGATTTATGGTAAGGACAGAGTATCGAATGAAGCAGCGAAGAAAGGTAGCACTCTGCATGAACTATTCGAGTCTTACAATAAAAATACATCTGATTATGATTACTATGAGCAGTTCTTAATGAAGGATGATTTCTACAAGACACATATTGGTAACTTCTTCATCATTCTTTCCATGTTTGGTCTTGAACGTGCTACCTACGCTGAACGTAAGTTGTATGATGAAGAGAAGAATCTTGTAGGAATCATTGATGCAATTTATGAGAAAGATGGTAAGAACATCCTGGTTGATTACAAGACGGGTAAGTATCGTGTAAGTGATTACAAGAATTATCTTGATGAACTACACCTGTATGTCTATCTTGTGCAAAAAACAACTGGAATAACTATTGATCAGGTTGGTATATTCTTTACTGGTTATCCTGATGATTCTTTCATTGAAGATGTGGAACAGAAACGTATTCGCTCTGTCCTGCGTAAGTTTGATAATACAGTAAAGAAGATTGAAGAGAAGAAGTTTGATGCTAAACCGTCCTGGTTATGTAACTACTGTGAATTTGCCTACATATGTGACATGATTTATGATGAAACCGCACAAGATGACTTCCTCTAAATAACAATCTATTTAAACTCTTTTTTACATATAGAATAGTGGTGGAAGATTGTGTGCGCTACTATTCACAAGTTACTTTATGATTCTTTTCCGCGTCAGATTTCTATTCCTTACCGAATTACAACAAATACTTCTGAGGAATTTTACGAGCAGATAAATCGCTATAAATCATACAAGCGTGTATTTGCTACCATTTACAATTATACGTCCTCTGAAGTGTATGATAATGCATTCCTCAACATAGATAAGATATTCTTTGATCTTGACGGTGAGGATTCATTTGTTGATGCTGTTAAACTCTCAAATGAGTTTGGTAAGCGTAATATGCGCTACTTGATGCTCTATTCTGGTAATGGATTTCACTTCTACCTCTTTACCAAGAATTACACGGATTTGAAGAATAAGAAATCATCACTCTTTAGCGCACACACATTTTTTATAAGAAAGTTCAAGTTGACTACGATGGATGAGAAAGTCATGGGAGATGTTGCGCGTGTAGCAACCATCCCCGGAACATTCAACAATCGTCGTGGTAGATACTGCATACCCCTTACAACAGATGATCTTGAGCGTGGATTGAAGTTTATTCAGCGTAAGGCTACAGTGCAGCCACATCCATGTGATTACATAATTTACGGTAGCAAATACCTAAACATGGAAATGTTTGATGTGGGTGGAAAATACTATTGTAATCGCTGTAATTCACTCTCCTTACAAGATTATAGATTAGAGTATGATGATGCCATTTGTAGGCAGATAACGCATGATTCTCTACTCAAATCTCTTCCACCATGCATTTCATCCTTACTGATAAACAGTATGTCAAAACGAGTAGGTTTTAGAGGGCGCTACTTGCTTATTTCCTACTTACGTGATAGTGGTTTCCTCTATGGCGAAATTAAGGATATACTTGAGAAATATCTTGTAAGCACACGTAATGGACGCACAGAGGCGTATCATTGCATTGTAGAAGAGCGACAACTTGATAGACTGTTTGATGTTTACAATCAACCTATTTTCCCGCGTTGTGAACTTGTCAAGCAGTATGGTTATTGTCCTCATTCTGGTTACTGTGACTTTACAAGAGAGTATGGAACGATAGACAAACATTTAGTAAAAATATATAGGTGATACCATAGAATATTTGATTGTAGATACAAGAGAACCCAAAACTGTTCAAAATAAGATTGCTCGCATTGCAAAAACATTAAATGTTGAAGTCCGTTTTGAAGCACTTGATTCTGGTGATTTCGCTTGGGTTATTGATGGTGAGAAGAAGATTGTAATTGAGCGCAAATCTGTAGCAGATTTTATTAATTCTGTGCGCGATGGAAGATTAGAAACTCAACTTACCAACCTTGAACAGTTTGATGAACCTTACCTTTTCATTCATGGTAATTTCAAGAGTCTTTACTATATTCCTTACGCTAAACAATGGAAAACCACACATACTGTTGGTTCCCTTTGTTCTGTGGCAGCAAGGTATAATGTAAAGATGATTCAATTTGATACCGCGCCTCAATTATTCCATGCAATCTTTAAGATCCGTGAAATGGTAGGCAAGGGTAAGAAAGTAGAGAGTGTTAAGCATAAGAAAGTTAAGTCAAGTGCAAATCCACTCTATGACATTTACTTGTCGCTACCTGGAGTGGGTGATAGACGCGCACAGAAGTTACTTGAAGCGTATCCTAAACTTTCTGACTTGATTACAGATTATAAAAATGGTGCATTGAAGATTAAACTCCCAAAAGAGACTATTGAAGCACTCAACTTTTTATGAGGTGGTATAAAATGATTATAAGTATTGAAGGTGTTGAGGGAAGTGGAAAAACCACTGTCCTTAACTATTTACGTGAAAATCTGACTGACTTTGAAGATATTGTTTACACGGCAGAACCATTCGCTGAAGATATGCGTGATTTGATTAAGAAACATAAAGACAATCCCGAAAAACAGTTACTTCTTACGCTGCTCGATCATTATGACCACATTGATTCATTCATCACTCCTGCACTCGAAGAGGGTAAGATTGTGATTACTGATTCTTACCTGGATGAAATCATTGCGCGTTATGGTGTGGTCCTCTCGCGTGATACTGATAATATTATGCGCTTCTTCGATGGTAATACACTCTTTCCCGATATAACCATCTTACTTTACGGTAATCCATCGATGTTCGCCTTACGTAATGCCAAACGGCGTAAGATAAACAACATGACAGAGGAAATACAGCGTTTAAGTAAGATTCAGGACAATTATATAAAACTTGCAAAAGAAGGAAAACATCGGTATTTCATTCTGGATGTAAATGGTTCTATCGACAATATTTGTTTCAATGTCGAAAATACCCTACGTTATTACTTGTATCGGTATTATCATCCAGAATAATTTTTGCATAATAGTTCAGGTTGAATCAATTTCAAAACCCTTTTATAGACAAACGTAAAACTAATTGTATACAACATAGGTTTGGTGTAAAGAAAATGGATTACAAGGTTTGTGGCGTCTTTGACGCGGAAAAGAACAAGGAAGAGAAGTATTACTTCAAACTGAATGATTTTGAACAGAATGTTTCGCTTGAGGTTGTTAATCAGAGCGGTGAGTCTATAGCAAATATTTGTTTCATCAGTAAGAAGTCAGGTAAGATTATTCGCATTGGTAGTGTTGCTGATAAACTTGGATTTGATCTCACTTGGGATGGAATGGTTAAGGTGGAGTAAATGATTGAAGGCGTGTTTGATGAGAAGAAGAAGAAGTGTGAGAAGAGACTTTACTTTAAACTAGAAGATCGGGGTATGAATAATATATTAATTAAAGTTGTTGATGAAGAAGGTCTTGGAATTAATGCACCATATATCTGCGGAATCAGTAAGACTACAGGCAAGATTAAAAGAGAAATGGATGTAAATAAAACCATTGGATTTGATCTTGACGAATATGGAAGGGTAAAGGTGGAGTAAATGGGTGTTGAAGGAATTTTCGATGGTAAAGTTCAGGAAAAGAGTAAGGTTAAGAATGTCTACTTTAATCTTGTAGACAATGATAAATCTGTTACGCTTGAACTTGTGGATGAGTATGGAAACCATGTGATGTGTAGTAACATTTGCAACATTGATAAACAGTCAGGTAAAATTGATACTTGTTGTATTGTTAACTCTGATCTTGGATTTATTCTTGATTCAAATGGTCGAGTAACCATAGACTAGAATCAAAATATTACCCCTGAAACATATCAAAACTATATGTTTCCGCACCCTATCTTTTTTCAGATGAGTAAATATACCTTCTCAAAACATCATACCTGAAAAGTGTTGTTTTACTCGAAGAATTGAAGAGTTTTAAAAAAGGTAAGAGGATTTAACCTCTTACAAACTTCCGCGTAAGGAAGTTATAGAAAAGTATCTGAAACTGCATAGAATGTTGGTATGCAGTTCTATTTTCAGTAAGAATATATTTAAACTGTGATTCTAACCACGCTTCAAATTCGGAACTACGTAACATTGCATCAGAATCAATCTTCTGTGCATGGAGAAGTTCATGCCAAATGCGTAATCCAAATCCTAATTCATCTGTTTCCCATGTGTTCTTTGTTACACCAACACTCTTTCCTGCACAACCTCCTGCATATTTGGCATTACGAGCCTTACCATCGAAGATTACAACAGTATCATCCGCTTCAGGTATGAGAAATCCCTTCCATTCTCCATTCATTACACGATACTTAGGTGCTTCTGTAAGGAAGTTGAATTTCCACAGTTGAGGAATAAGGTAAAGAGAGTTCTTTACAAATTCCGGATCAATGTTATCTTCAATGTAAATATCAATTTTTATTGGTCTTTCTTTAGGTGTTCCAAACACAGCAGATAAAAGTGTAAGGAAGTAGAGTATAAATTTCTTCAAATCAAATTTCATACATCACCTCTTAAATAATCTGAACAATCGAATATACCAATCCCGACCAATGACATCTTCAATCTCTTCATAAATCTTACGTGCTTCATCGGGACTGATATATCCATCTTCATAACTCTCTTCAATCGCACTAATAATATCCTGAATCTCTTTGAACGATACTCCTTTCCCTACAATAAATCCAATACCAACAGTAAGAAGGGTAGAAACAATCATGTAGAGAATACCACTGTCAATTAGAAATTGTAATAAGTTATCCATTTAAATCATTTATTCCAATTTACTTAATTCAATAATAACTTCATCACGATACTGCATAGGAACTTGTTCAATCGTCATGCGTCCCGTCTGAATAGCAAACACACACATTATTACAAAAGGATTCATATTGAACCCTCCAATGCTTCGACTTTTGTCTTGAGTTTATCAATTTCTTGCATTAATCCAGTTATAATTAATGCAGTTATATCTACTGAATTTTTATCAGAGAGTGTGCTGATGTATTCGGGGATAGAAATGATTTCTTCATCATATTCCCATCCGCTAAACTCTTCCTCTTCGATATATTCAACATTCGTTCTGATATAAACATTAGTTTTACCGATTTCAATAAACGGTATTGATTCTTGAGTTCCTCTAATTTTCATAATTCAAACCTCCATTTGATAGTTGTTAATAAATGGTTGCAATGGTTTAATATATTTTTGTTCAAGTTTGTAATGATTACACCATTTAATCCAACCATTATAAGAATTAATACTACAATACTCATTTAGAGTTAAATTTAAACCCGATTCACAATTCTTTTTTATGATACATTGCTTTATTTACTCTTA